TAAATACATCTAAATATTCTCTTTTTCTAAATAATTCTAAGATCGCATCTGCTATTTGAGCGTCATATTCTTTAGGAAATAATTCAAATATATTTTCGGTGCAATATTCAGTAAATTCATCTATATACATAGATAAACGTTCATTAACGGGAGTATCTTCTAGGGTGTATGAGTGATTTTCATCTTCCTCTAAAACATCTATAGATAAAGTATCAACACGTTTTTTGTAATTTTTCTGATTTGATAAAATTAAATAGCGTTTTGCAATAGTTCCAAAATAAGAATATGCTTTGGTACCTTTTGTTTGATCGTAAAGATGGATTTTGGATAAAAGAAAAGTAATTACCTCGTGTTGTAGATCCTCTAAATTAGTTTCTTCAGTATAATAAAACTTAAAAGTATGGATAATATTTTCTGTTAGCTTGAAAAAAGCATAATGGATTTTATCTCTATAAATTCTACTTCTAACATTAGGATCTTGAGTGTTGTTATATAAAACAATAGAATCCTCGGTTTCTTGGGTAAAATATTGTACCCCTTTTTTCTTTTTTTCCTCCACCCCTATCATCTTATTTTAAATCTTTAATAATGAAAACATTTAAAATGGTTTGAATAGATTTAATTTGTTCAAACACAAATCCAATTTCATCATCGGCTTTAAACGAACCTTTGTAGTCTAATTCTTTTAATTTTTTATCTGATTCCTCAATCGTATCTGAGATTTTATTGAGATAGGTTTGATAAGAGAGAAGAATTTGTTGTTGTTTTACTAATTCATCCTCTTGAATTTCGTTTTTACGTAGGAGGTTAAAGGTCGTGTAACTTAATAACACGACCAATATTGAAAGAATTGAAATTGTTAATATCATAAATTATCTAATAGGTTTTTTAGTCCTTCACTCTTAACAGTATTTAAAGCTTTGACTTTTTTATCTGAAAGAGCAGGAGCTGATTTTTTATTTGACTCCAATGTAAATGATTTCTTTTTGGTTTCCACGCTACCCTGTAATTTTGGTAACCATTCTCTTTCAAATTCAATACGAGCAGCCATTAAATCAGCCTGGTGTACTATATAAGGGAGAGAAGTACGTGGTTTTTGTTCTGGCATATAAGTAGCTAAATATTTCTTATTTGCTTCATCATATAAACCATCATGAGTCTGAATGGTAATCATTTCATTAAATGTATATTGAATACCATGAGACTGGAGTAGGAATAATCCTCTATCAGGAACAGAAGCAAATGGAACTTTACTATTAAACATATAATCCTCACCTAATTTTTCTTTTCTCCAATTATCAGTTTGTGGGATATATGATTCCTCTTCTTCAGAACCCATTTTACCCAGGTCATGATTTAGAGCCGAAAATACTAATTCTTCTTTGGTATAAGTAGTAGTATCTGCTCCCATTGTAGCCCATAATTCATGAAGATGAAGAGCACAAGTAATAACTCGATTAACATGTTCTACATAACCTCCAGGGAAAGCATTATGATATTCTTTTTTATGAGCAGCAGGCATTAACATCAAACGCTCAGAATATTTTTCATAAAATTCCATTAGTTTTGTTTTACGAGGTTCAGCAATGTGATCCTCAATAAAACCTAATAACCTCATCCAATTTTTTTGGATTTCTTCTGCTGTTAAATTCATAAATTACAATGAAGTATTTATTTCGTTTGGTGAAAGTGGTTCTTGTTGTACAAACATTTTAGCATCATTGATACTATCTCTCATTTCGGCAATGTGTTCATTAACCGTTTCCCAACTTTGTCCACGACGGAGAGCGAAATTGAGTTTCTCAATACACCCCTCTATTTTTTCCAACCGTCTCATTACTATGTTTCTGTTTTTCATATTCTTATTTTTTCAAAACCCGTGACCATAATATAACAAATAAAAAATTTAACTCCAAGCTTAAGTTAAGAGAAGTTTTACAAATTCTAAATTCTTTTTTAAGTGTGCACATTTTTCATATTCTTCTTGTTCCTGGAAGTAATTTATTGATAATTCTAAGGCAACTTTTAAATCTACATCTAAAAAATGATAAATGGCTTCTTGGTGTTGTCTATCCTCAGGATCAATTTTTTTTATATAATCCCAGGCTCTAGTAAATACTACAAATTCTCCTGCTTTATCTATATCAACAGGATCTAAATCATTATCTATTTTATCAAAAAATTTTATAATTTGGGCATTAAATAAATGGTGATTATAGATAAGTTTTTTAAACATCCCAACCCAAAACAAAGGATGATTTTTATAATCTTTCAATAAAATATCAGTGGCTTGGGATTTTTCCTTCATGGAGTCGAATTCTTCTCCATCAAATAATCCAAATATTTTATTTACATCCATCGATAATAAATATAGGCGTCATAAACTTTCGTATAACGCCTATAATAAATTATCTCGTAAAATTCATGGATTGTGTCGAAAGACACAAAATTATGCTAATAACGCGTAGTATTTCTTAAATTTAGCTAAGCGATCTTCTAAACCATGAGTACCACCGTTTACTCTTTTGGTTACAGAAGTAACAATAGCGTCGGTAGCACCTTGATCACAGATAGTCCAAAGATTATTTACATTAAAGAAGAAAGCAGCAGACATTAAAGGATATTTTGTAGCTACTAAATCAGGAGTAGTTAAAATTTCTTCATCAACAAATTTATCAAATTGAGTATAATTTGATTTTCCTGTCAATTGAATATATCCTCTACCTCTAAATTTCCATCCATCACCTGATGCTTCAGGACCGTTACCCATTCTATTTCCATAGGCACGATTTGCAATCATTTCAGGTTTCATAGCATATTGAGCAGCATTTGTAGCATTAAATAATGAAGGCCACATTTTAGGTAATTGAGCTGCTGAATATCCTAAGTTTTCTTGAGTAAGTCTAAAACCAGCAGATTCATGACCACATTGAGCTAAGAAATGAGCTAATCTTAAAGTATTAGTAATATTAAATTTAACAGCAGTACTTGGAATTTGTTCTATAACAACATTAGGAATATGACCAATTAAATTTTTCAATTTAAAAGGAGAATCCGGGATTGATATAGGGAACATTTTACCCCAAGTTCCAGGACCTACAATTCCATCATCTAATAATCCATTGGCTTTTTGCCAAGCTTTCACAGCAGCTTCGGTTTTAGGACCAAAAGTACCAGCAGCACTTCCAGCATCAACCCCTAATTTTTCTTGAAGTTTTTTAACATCTTCACCTGTTGAACCAATTTTTAATAACATAATTATTTTTTCTTTTTAGTTTTTTTAGGTTTTTCTTCGTCTAATTCATTAATTTCATTTGCTTTAGCAGCAATTTCTTCATCTAAAGTTGTTTTACTTAATAAGTGTTTAACAACTGATTTCCAAAAATTTAATAATATTTCTTTCATTATCCTTCTAAGTTTTGTGTGTTTTCTTCTTTATTTTCTTCTTGTTGAATTTTCATTGTTTCTTTTTTGTCTTTCTTATTCATCCATTTATCAACAGATGCAATACCAAATGAACCTAAAACTAATACCATAAACCCATCAAAAATGAATTCATTAATTATTAAAGGAGCACCAAAGTATCCTGTAACAAGATCAACAGCTAATGCTATACAAAGCATAAAAAATGCGATAAAACCAACTACTGCTTTTTCGTTGATTGAATTGTTATCGTCAAATAATTCTCTAAAAAATTTTCTCATATCTATTTATTTATTTTTTGTTTAATATCCATGTTTTCCATTGATCGTAATCTTGTTCTCCTCCACCATCTTTATAATCTTTATAAGCTTTTAATAAAGTAGGATCTTCGGCAGATGCTATCGTATCAACTCCAAATACCATCATATGTTTAGTGAAAATATTTAGTTTAGTTTTTGACTCTTTATTCTCTTCTTTTATTTTTTCTATATTATTTACAACCTGAGAAAGAGTTTTTTCTTGTGCTTTAGCAGCAGCTTGAACTACTGAGCTAGCAGCAGCCATGTTTTTACTACTTTTAGCAATTAAAGCATCAATTTCATCAACATTAGGTCCTTTTGATGCATTTAATGGTCCTACCATATCAACAGCAGCTAATAGGAGAACAGTTAAAGTTATTTTATTTAAGTGTTTCATTTTACTTTGGGATTTTTCCTAACGTAGATAAAACCTCAAGTTTAGTGGTGGCAGCAGCTAAAGCACTATCTGATTTTTTAAGTTGAATAAGACATTTATCAACTTTTTGTTCTAATACTTCTACTTTTTGGGTGTGTTTTTCAATTTGTCCTTGATAGTTCATTTTATTATCAAGCCAAAGATAACCAACAACAACAAGTAAAAGGAATTGGACCGCTTTCCAGGGGTCTTTTGAAAATTGTTCAAAGGTAATTGGTAGTTTCATAGTTTTATTTTTATTTACAAAACTAAAAACCTTTTAAAATAACTTTATTCAATGATACATATACAAAAGAGCAAAAAAAGAACCCACCAAAATTAATTGATGGGTTCATAGCGAATAAACGCTTCGTCTTCAGTGGCGTGGATCCTATAGGAATCGAACCTATGACCTACTGATTATGAGTCAGTTGCTCTAACCAATTGAGCTAAGGATCCGGTAAATAGGAATTCTTTGAAGGGTTTAACTTAAATTATTTAATTACCTCCTTTTTAGACTGAAGCTTATCTATACGAGAATCTACATAAGAGATAAGATCTCTTTTTATTTCTTCTAATTGACGATAAGCATGTTCGTCCATCATTGATAATCTATCGTATATTTCACGATTAGCATCTGAATTATTTCTATCTCTCCATTCAATGCTTTCTTGAGTATTTTTCAATTCTTTTTCTAGTTTTGTAATCTTAACCATACCCTTAACAATAACTGCAATTACAATCACAGCTACCACTGAGAGCATACCTAAAATAAATGATGTTATTTCCATTTTTATTCCTTTCTTTTTTAATATGTCAAAGAACTCCTATTTGTGTTCCCAAATGGATTCGAACCATTGACCTACTGCTTAGAAGGCAGTTGCTCTATCCAACTGAGCTATGAGAACATAATAAAAGCGGAAAGTGAGAGATTCGAACTCCCGGACCTGTTACAGTCAACAGTTTTCAAGACTGCCGCAATCGACCACTCTGCCAACTTTCCATGCAGTCAGGACAGGATTTGAACCCGTAATGCTCACCACGTTAAGGCTGTTTGTGAGCGGTGCTACCTACGACCTGCGTCTACATTCCGCCACCTGACTAAGTTACCCCCCAAGGATTCGAACCTCGATTAAGTGGACCAAAACCACTTGTCCTGCCGTTAGACGAGAGGGTAATCTATCTGTAGCCCCTACGGGAATCGAACCCGTCTTTTTAGGATGAAAACCTAATGTCCTAACCGATAGACGAAAGGGCCTTTTATACTGAAATATAATAATTGGTTTTTAGAGAGCCAAGTTAAATTAAGAAATTATTTAACTAAAGTATCGGCTGCAAATGTTGCCATTGCTCCTAATGTTTTATACCTAACTTGATAACCCATCCCTTCAACTAAACCAACCGCTGCTCTTAAAACCTCGTTTGATTTATATCTTTTATCAGGATTAATATCTATGTCAATATATTTAACTTGAGGTAAACCGGAATTTTTAAGATATTCTGCTACTTCAACAGATTTCCAAACCTCAGTCATTAAACGTACTTGACGAACTCTTTCAGGTTCTACTGTTTCTTTTTTATATAAAACATGTGCACCGTTGCCTGGTTTGTAAAGTGCTATTACAGTTGCATATACTGTTTTATCCCAATAACCTTGTGAATCACACCCAATTAATATATCAACGTGAGGATTGTTGTTTAAATACGTTTTAATATATTCAATTAAATCAATTTTTTGTTGATTTGTTAGAGTTCTAAATTCCATAACCCTTAAAGATTATTAGTTTGGAAAAGATGGGGTTGGTTTTGGAACATATGGGATAAGAGGTAAATCTTTTACCCATTGACAATCAGGATTTATACACTGTGAAATTTCTTCAACTGATATAATCCAATTATCGTTATTATCTTGGATAGGATTGAAATAACTATCATCCATATACCATTGGTCTACAAGTTCATCTTTTTGAGACACAGTTAATAAACCAACATATTGATCATACTGTTCGGGAGTTATATCTTTTAATGTTATCATACTTGCCGGGCTAAGGTTGTTTGGTATGCTTGTACTGCGGTGTAGAAATTAGCGGCTTCGGTGTCGGTTAGGCCATCACCAATGGAAGCAAAGGCAAGTTGTTTATTATCATAACCAGATGCTGGACCAATATTGTTTCTCGCACCAAGAAATAATTTGACGGCCGGTCTTGCCGTACTTGTTTTGCTATCAGTAGCCACCTTGCTTGAATTACTCCATAAATTAACAACGGTAGATGTTGTCCTGTTTGCTATAAACAACCCCTGTGTATTTGTGATTGTGGCCTGTATGTAATCAGGACCTGATGTATTTAGTTGTGCATAAATAGATGTACCACCAGAGAAATTATTTAATATCAAGTAATTTGCAAAGTCATTACCCCCCATTGCTTGTGCGGCTGTTGTGCTTAAAGTTCTTGAATAATAAGACAATGACACACTATTTAATTGTAGTGTTGTACTTGGAATTAAAAATGTATCAGCATATCCATTTGTGCCATTTGGTAAAGCACCATTTGAACTATGTGTCCATCCACCTGTAAACACCAATCTAAACGCAGCATCTGTATCAGCAGGATTTATTAAATTATATTTGTGAGTTGTAGCAGTACCTCCAACGAAAGGATAAACAGCTTTCATTTTTGTCCAAATACTATAACCTTTCAAATCAACTACTAAAGTATTGATAGCTGATTGTTGAGTAGAATCTGTAATACCTGCTGCTGTAATAAATGCTTGTGCATCAGGATCAACTGGGGGGGTAGGAGATGATCCCCCAACAAATATATTATTTGATAAACTAATCCCTAACCCTAACTGCATAAGTTATTTAATTAATAAGAAGCTACTAATGCTGAATATAAGAAAGCAATTCCTGATGATTGGGTAACAGCAGTTATTTGTCCATAAATAGGAATACCTGCTGTAAAACTTCCAGTAACAGCACTTCCACTAACTATATTATCAAATTTGATATTAGCTACTGAAGAGGCTATAGGATAATAAGCAAAAAATAATCCTCCTGTATTGCCATAAGTTACTGAACCTGATAAATATACTCCACCCGATAAACCATAAGGGGTAGCTGTTAAATCCATGTTTGCGTTTGCCATGATTATAAATATATGAAAAAATTAAAATAAATACGAGCAGGTAGCTAGAATCGAACTAGCGTCTCCAGTTTGGAAGACTAGAGTAATAACCATTATACGATACCTGCTTATTTGAGCCGAGAGCCAGATTCGAACTGGCGTGTCTTATTCAGATCCTGATTACAAGTCAGGTGCAATCAACCGCTATGCGATCTCGGCTTATTTGTTTTTACCTGCGTATGTGTCTGTTTGAGAATGGCAATTTGGACATAAAAATCTTAGATTTTCTATCTTGTGATCCCAACCATCCCCATTTATATGATCTAAATGTAATGAAATGGGTCTGTCATTCCATTCACTTATCCCACAATCAGAACATGCATATGGTAACAAGTTCTCTTTTAGTATCCTATTTTTGACACCTTTTCTAGATTGTATATTTGAAATATCCTTTCTATCAGATATTGGTTTTGGTTTATTCCTCCACCCTTTTTCAGGATCATACAACCCTTGTTTTTGAGCTCTTGTTTTAAATGTATTAAAATGCCATCCTAACTTTGAACAAGCTTCTTGCATTGAATCTGATGACTCAATAGCTTCTTTAAGTTTATCTACATCATAATTCATTCGTACTAGAGGAGAGACTCGAACTCTCACAGCCGTTGGGCTACCGCATCTTAAGTGCGGCGTGTCTACCATTCCACCACTCCAGCATATTTTTTACTTGGCTTCATAATAATCCAAGTCCCATTCATCTGCTCCTACTTGTAGACATTCTAGAAGAGATGCTTGAGGAAATTGTTCTTTATGTTTAAAAGCTGACCAAACAACCTCTAATTGTAAACCAACTTCATCTGAAAGAGACAATATTTTGTCGCATTTCATATTAAAGATAGCTTCTTGTTCTGCTTTTTCTAAATTGCTCATGATATAAATATATAAACTTTCTTTTTTAAAACCAAGCTTAAGTACATTCCCTTATGCGGGAACGTACTCAAGAGCCAAATCATACAATTTCTCGTTCAAAACCATATCTTGTTGGAAGTTTTTGATTTTACGAGCTTTACGAACTTTAGAACCATAGGTGTAATTAAACATACCATGAACCAATTTTTCTTGAATCACATTATAAACTGACCACAAATCAGAACCTTTATCTTGTGGACGAGTAGCAGTAAGCAATTCATTCAAATCAACTTTAATGTTTTCAACATCATCACCAAAACGAACTTCAAGAGCTTTTTTAGCAAAATCAAGAGCTTGTTCTTGACCTAATTCTACTTGACGGAACTTGTTCAAAGATTCAACAGTCAAAGGTAATTTTTCAACCATTGATTTAATGGTATTTTGCAATTCTTCAAATGAATAACCCATATGACGAATCTTCATATTTTCAAACTCACGGCTTGAAACAACCAAACCATTTTCACAAATCATACGGAACAAACCAGCAGTGAAAGTAAAGGCATTTTTACCATCATGACTGTTAGTCAATAGGATTTGTGGGAAAACGTTATCACCATCTTCAGCAGTGATCTGAATATCGTTATTACGGAATACAACCAGGTGCTTTTGGAAACCTACTCCTTTACGAGCTTTAACTTGTTTAACATCTACAACACCCCAACCAAGGGCAGCCATATCATCGATAATTTTATCGGTAGGAATGTGAGCATACTTTTCACTAGTTCCAGGAGCACTGGTAGCAGTAAAAATTGAAGGAGCTTGTTGACGGATTTGTTCTTTTGAAATGAACTCGGAATTTTGAATGTTTAACATAACTTTTATTTTTTATTTTTTTCTATAACATGAATGTACGAAAGGGATCCTGTGGAGCCAAATTTACTGCAAAGGAAATTTCATTTAGAATCATTCTAAATAGGATTTCCGAGCAAGGTTTTGGTATATTTTTTTCCACCAATATAACGTTGGTAAGTCCCATCTTCATTAAATTCAAGCTCTTTACCTTTTAATACTTTTTGAATTAATTCTTTATCTTTTACTACAGGTGCACCTTTAGCCAATAATATATCTTGTAATTTACCTGAAACTTCAAAATAAAAACCAGGTTTTTTAAGTAAATCAGCTATATGATTCAAAGATACTGATTTAGCACCTGATGTACCATCATGTCCTAAGGCTGTTAGTTTTCTACCTGTTGGTTTTTCTTTATATGAAATTAAAGCATCAGGTTCAGGATCATCGTCTATATTAATTACCTCATAATCAGCGTCGGCTTCCGAACCTAATACATTTGCTTCGCTTTTATAATTTAAATTACCACCTATAGGCGCATAGGCTGTATTAATTAGGTCGAATATATCTTTAACATATTCAGCTTTTTTATCAGGAGTAATATCAACCCATTTGTCTTTAGGTAATTCCTCTTGTAGTAATGGGTTGTTTTTTAGATATTCAAGTAAATTAAATGACATATTTGTTATAAATATCAACAAATACATCAAATGGAACTCTATGTCCCATATTTCCAACCTCTTCTATATCAGAATAAAACACAGCATCATCAAGAATTTCTTTAGTAATTAAAGGATTAATAACATCATCTTCAAGACCTAAAATAACAACGGGTTGAAAATTAAAATTAGGTTCTCTAGCTTCTAAAATATCCAATCTAGGTTCTATGGAACGTGAGTGAATAGCAGGATTAAAAGCAATAACCTCAATATCATAATAATTACCTAACATTAAAGCAACATGACCACCCATTGAAGAACCAATGATTAAATCAGGTTGAAACATTTCAACCATGTGTAGAAATTCTATTTCAATATTTGATTTACGATAATCAATAGAAGGAGCTAAAACAACAGCATTTTCTTTTAAAAAGTCAACTTTATCACAAACATTAGAACTTTCTAAACCGTGTAAATACATTATTTTTTTCATAACCTTTATTTCCATATCATGAATATACGAAAGAGGGGTGACAAAGCCACCCCTTTCTTTCTTTCTTTTTAAGCGTATGCGTGTACTAATTCAAACAACTCTTTATTAACTCTTGTATCCTCTTCAATTGAAGATACACCACCAATCATATTTCCCATATGATCTACAATACGATGTGGTTGAGTTAGGTTTTCTTGAATACGATTAAATACAGTCCAAACATCATCACTCTTATCTTCCTCTCTTACTACATTAAGTAATTGAGAAACATCAATACGATGACCTTTACCAAAACGAGCATCTGCTGCTTGTGTAGCTAGATTTATCATTTCTTTAGGTGACAATTGTTTTTCTTTTAGTTTATTAAATTCTTCCATTACACCTTGTGTACGAATACCTAAATCACAAAGGATTTCTTGTAGTGTATATTGTCCTTTTTCTGAATGTGGTACTTTTGCACTACTATAAGAGGTATGGGCAACCAAACCATTAGAGCAAACCTGACGATAAGCACCTAAATCAAGTTCCATAGGTTGTGCTCCTGTACAAGAATTGGAAATATTCATAGTAGCAACAGCCTCTGTTTTACCTTTAGAATTTTTAACAGTAAAATCAGGGTGTTCCATTCTAATAAAATGAGAATTAACTTTACGATTTTTACCTCTGGTTTCATATGCACCAGCAATATTCCAACCTTGACGTTGAAATTCTCTTACAGCATCTAGAGATTCAACCATTGTTGATTTGGATTTAATACGTTGGTTATCTCTCCAATCTTTATCTAAAGAAGGGATAAAAGCAGACAATTTGTTAATGTCGTTGTTTAGGGGGATTAATTTTAAACCTTTTTTCATAATGTAAATATATTAAATTTATTTTGATTTTCCAAATTTATTATTCGGAAATTGTTTCGTAAGAATAATAAACTGAATCTTTATGGATTGTAAAATAAACATCAAAATCTTTATCACAATCACGGTTTTTACTAAAAAACATCTTACGTTGTAAACCATCTTTTGAACGCTCAATATGACACATTGCATCAGTCATATGCTTCAAACGGTTTGAACCAGCAAAATCACCTTGTTTAGTAACTTGTTGAATATTAA